GTTACTAATAAGGAGAAGGATATGCAACATTTCTTGATTTTGGCTTCACGCCTCTACCAGGTCTATGCTGCTGCCCTTCCCCTCGTTAGCCGTTTCCGACGTGGTTTCTTAGACCGTTATGTTAGGTCTAAGGCGCGCTTGATGGCGCGTCTTCCCAGGAGGTTGTCATGAGTCGCGCTAACCGTAGTTTCAACTTCGTAGCCAAGAATGCGGGTTCGAACCCGTATATGGTTAGTTGGTCGAACTATGATTATGCGACCTTTTTTAATGACCCCAACTGGGCAGTGAGTATTGCTAAAGGTACTTCTGCCGCTCACCCGTATACACGGAAGGGCGGTTGGTACTACCCTCATACCATCGAGGGTGCAGCATACGAGAAGCTTCAGTCTGGGTACAAAGTGTACTCGGGCTCTGCGACTTACGGCGTTACTGATCCTTCCTCTACGTTTGCGATAACTCCCTCGGATAGTAATATCCAGGATCTAGCGCTTTCGCGGTTGAAGAACAAGTTGCGTTGTCACACTAAGGAATACGAGGGTGCTGTGCCTCTGGTCGAACTGCGTGAGTTAAGGTCCCTTGTAAAAGGTTCCGCTCAGCTTACGACGCAGATGCTGCAAACTCTTATCCACATCAAGCGTTCTCGTTTTAACCGACGCGATATCCATAAGTTTGCTTCGGATGCGTGGCTGACATTTGGGTTCGGCATTCGCCCACTCATATCAGATACGCAGGCCGTCACAGAGTCGATCAACGCTTATTTAAACCGCGCTGATCACTTTGTCAGACTTACGGGTACTGCCGAGAAGGAATGGTTTAGTAACTATACACTGAACTCGGCTTGGGGTGGTTGGGTTACGCGATCTTCTTGTAATATGAAGGTCCGTTGCCGCCACACTTTGTCGTACAGGTATACTGCCGGGATATTCTTGGACGTTAAATCCTCGAATAATTACGGGGTAGCTGATCACTTTGGTTTGGAGCTGGGTTCTCTACCTTCCATAGGTTGGGAACTTTTGCCTTATTCCTGGGTGGTTGACTACTTTACTAATACTGGCGCCTACCTTGAGGATCGTTTTGCGTCACCTTCTGGTGATACGCGTTATTTGACCCTCTCGAAGAAGTACCAGTGTGATTTCCTCGTCGGATGTACGCCATCGATGACTGTTCCCGGTTTCCTTGACTACCACTCACGTGGTGGTCGTGGCCAGCGGTTTCAGTTTGACAGAACCGTACTCACGTCGATGCCGCATATTGGTTGGCACCTAAAAAGTGTTGATCGTGTTGCATCAAATTGGGTTAATAAAACCCTCAACTTGGCCGCTTTATTGCGTCCGCATTAAGGAGACTTTCTATGTCTTTTGCACCTTCATCGCCAGTTACTGGCGCCGCAGTGACGGGTCTTACGACCCCGACCTACACTTTGGTCTCTGACACCGCCCCGAGCATTAACGGCAAGCAATATGCTGTTTCAGCCTTGGGCGGAACTCAGACGAACGTCGATGTTAACTCGGTTTCTAAGCCGTTTACCATTACGTTCTTCCGACCTAGTGTCCTGAAGGTTCTTCCTCAAGCCAACCCAGTTACTGGGTTGGTAAAAAACGTACCCGTTAACACCTATAAGCTGATCACCCGTAAGGGTGCCCAGCCTGGTGCGAATCAAGCAAACTCTGTGGCTCGTATCACTACGACCATCGAGGTGCCTGCGGGTACCGATACGTACGAACCGGAGGAGCTGCGCGCTCTAATCTCTTCCCACTTTGGTGTGGGTTGGGGTAGTGCGTCTGGCATTGCCGATACCGTACTTACCGGTGTGCTATGAACAACATAAAAGAAATAACATTCTTGTTATGTGCTACCTGCATCGTTATGATGCTAGTAATTCATAGTAACGTTTAGTTTCATTTATCCCTATTAGGAGATATCTTATGGGAAAGAACCAAAGGGCAAGCGTGGAAAGGTTGAATACCTTCTGCGCTGTGCTGTCAGCCGAGTTACGTATACAACGTCGTGAACCGCGTGTGCTCTCCGCCGTCGAAAGACAGCTTGAGCGCGCCCGCAAGCGATTTGATGTCGACATACCCGGTTTAGCCGAGAGTTGTGTGGAAGATTTCCTTTCTACCAATGATTTGGTTAAATCTGCTCGTCCTTATGTTAGGCCGACCGTGCTTAGGGAAGCACGCTCATTTATTGAGCGTGCCCTCTGGCGCGTGTCTGCTGCCCATTCGGATTTGAACATTCAGGTTTGTCTTGACGAGTCCTTCTTATGGTCTAATTGGCGTTTTGGGCCCGGTGCCAGTAATGGCGTTAAGGGTACCCACTGCGCCGAGAAAATCGGTCAGAAGATGACTCATACCGTAGCTGCACACCCGTATGTTGTTAAACTCCGTCGTCATAACCCCTATTTTACGCTCTTTGATGAGCTGAACGGGAGTCAGACTGAGGAGATTTACGGGTCAAGGTTGACAACTGTACCGAAGAACGAGTCGAAGCGTCGTACTATAGCTATTGAACCCCTCGGGAATATGGCCCTGCAGCTTGCTGCAGGTCGTTACCTTGAGGAGGCTATCCGCTATGTCGGTTTTGACATATCACGCCAGCAACCGAAGAACAAGTTGCTGGCACAAAGTGCTTGGAAAAATGGTTTGGCAACCATTGACCTCAAAAGCGCCTCTGATATGATTAGTCCCGAATTAGTACGTGCTTTATTGCCGAAGGAGTGGTTCGAGCTTTTAATGGCTCTACGCTCTCCACATTGTGAGCTCCCTGACGGGAGAAGGATTGAGCTTCACATGATCTCGACCATGGGGAATGGTTTCACTTTTCCCCTTATGACCTTGATCTTTCTGTCGCTCATTTACGGTGTCTGTTGCGATGCCAATCGCTACAAACGCCCCTTTTACCTCAACACGTCCGAAATTGGGGTCTTTGGTGACGATATAATTGTCCCTCAGGCCTTAGCCCCGGATTTAGTTGATGTTCTCACTAGTGCTGGGCTTATCGTTAACCACGATAAGTCCTTCTTCAGCGGTAGCTTCTTCGAGTCATGTGGCGGTGATTATTACGAGGGTTACGATGTAACCCCATTCTATATCACCTCCTTAAAAACTGACTCGAACGTGTATGTAGCAATTAACCAGCTACTTCTTTGGTCTGGGCGGCATGAGATTTGTGTCGCCCACACTCTGAGGTATCTGGTTTCGCTACTGCACGGGAAGCTGTTACTCGTCCCGCAATGGTGTTCGCCCGATTCAGGGCTTCTCACCAAGAGCGGACCACGCTCCTATAACTACCTAAAACCTATGGCACGTAAAGTCGGATTGATTGATAATCAGTTCTTCTTGATGCCGTTGGCTTGCGGTGGTTATTTGGAGAGTGGCGGCAGGCGCGAGTTTGTTTCCTTT